AAAAATCAAAGTACTTCATCTCAAAATGGTATTTATATTGCAGGGGCATCTCCTGCTCGTGCGGATGATATGAATGCATCTGGTGAGGTTTCTGGTGGAACCTTTGTGTTTGTAGAAGAAGGAGATGTAAACGGAGATAGTGGTTTTGTTGTAACTACAAATGGTACTTTGACGCCTGGCACAAGTGCTATAGAATGGACACAATTTTCAGGTGCAGGACAAATAACTGCTGGTAATGGTCTTGTAAAAGGAACAGGTGCAGCTCTTAATACAATTAATGCAGTCGGTTCAACTACTATTTTAGTTGGAGCTGATGATATTAAAGTTAAATCAAGTGGAACTGCAAATCAAATACTATTGTCTTCTGGTAATACTTCAACTGAACCATCATACGGACAACTTCCTTTAAATAATAGTAATTCAATAACAGGTACACTTGCAGTTGCAAATGGAGGAACAGGAGCAACAACTTTTACAACCAGAGGACTTTTAGTAGGACAAGGAGGAAGTGCAGTTGCAGCTTTGGCCGCAGGAACTTCTGGACAATTTTTAATCTCAGGAGGAACTGGTGCAAATCCAAGTTATACCTCTACTATTGACGCTGGAACTTTTTAATGGCAGTAGCATTACAACATAAACGAAGTGGGTCGGCTGGAAATTCACCAGGCGTATCTGATATAGCACAAGGAGAGATTGCAATTAATCTTGCAGATCTCCGAATGTTTACCAAGGATCATAATGATGATATAAAAATAATTGGTGGAGAAAGTGTAACAGGAGATTTATCATTTACAAAAGGAGATGGTACAGCTCAATCATTATCGGTTACTGGTTTTAAATTAAATTTTACCAAGTCAGATGGGACATTAACTAATTTTAATTTATTTCAACCTATTATGATGTTTTCCTTACTGCAAGGAAACTATGTAAGTGGGTCGATATATAATTCACATACTCATGATTTTACTCAGACTATTACATGGGATAATGATAAAAACTCTGGAAGTGGTACAACATTAACAACAAATACCACTAGTCAACAGGCATAATTATGGCAGAAAAATTACCATTAAAAGGTGTATTCAGTGGAAGTACAGTAACAGGTCTTGCCGAGTTTCGGTCAGCAGACAATGATGTTGTCGGTGTTACCTATGGTGGTACTGGACTCAACACGATAGCTGCAAATAGAGTTCTTACAGGAAATGGAACCTCTGCATTAACTGCCGAAAGTGGATTAACTTATGATGGTTCAGTACTTGCAGTAACAGGAAATACAACAATCTCTGGTAATCTGACAGTTCAAGGAAACTTTACAGAGACAGTCAAGATTGCAACTGAAGACCCAATCATTGCGTTAAATACTGCTGCTTCTGGTTCAAATTCTAATGATGCTGGATTTGTAATTGAAAGAGGATCAGATGCAAATGTTGCTCTAATATGGGATGAGAGTGATTCTGGAACTTCTGGTGGAATTTTTAATTTTATAACCACTACAGATACAGGAATTGTATCTGGTGATATAAATGTGTCAGGACAAGCTGATATAAAAACAGGAAACATAACATCAACTGGAAACCTTGTTGTGGCTGGAACAGTAACAGGTGTCACAAATTTGACAATGAGTGGAAATCTTACTGGTGCAACAAATGTACAACTCACAGGAACATTACAATTTGACTCAGGACAGACAGTAAGTACAATTTCAAATGATGGAACTTTTACTGCTGGAGCTGCGACATCGTTAGTTACAGAGAGTGCAATTAAAACTCATGTCAGTGCCCAAGCTTCAGCATTCGCAATCGCATTAGGATAATATATGGCTACACCAAACTCAAAATCAACTCTTAAAGAATACTGTCTCAGGTCATTAGGAAAACCTGTCATAGACATTAATGTTGATGAGGACCAAGTGGATGATAGATTAGACGAAGCTCTTCAATATTTTGCAGAGTTTCATATGGATGGAGTTGAAAGAATGTATTTAAAATACAAAGTAACTTCATCTCAAAAGACTAGAGCTGTAACAAATACAACTACAAATGTTACAGATTCAGTAGATAATTCAGGAGGTGCATATGCATGGGAAGAACAAAAAGTATGGATTCCTATTCCCGATTCAGTAATATCAGTTCTTAGAATCTTACCTATTACCGATAGTACTACTGTTCCTTTATTTGACCTCAAATATCAAATGAGACTCAATGACCTTTGGGACTTTACTAGTACATCTATGGTTAATTATCAAATGTTACAAGAACATTTAGACATGATAGACCATTTATTGACAGGTGAGGTTCCTGTACGATTTAACATACACCAGAATAGAATCTATCTAGATATGGATTGGCCTAATGAGGTGGCAGATGATAATTATCTTGTCATTGAATGTTATAGAAAAATCAATCCTACTTCTTATACAGATGTTTATAATGATTCGTTTTTGAAAAAATATGCAACAGCACTCATAAAAAAACAATGGGGTGCTAATCTAATTAAGTTCAATGGAGTATCCATGTTAGGTGGAGTTCAATTGAATGGAGAAATAATTTATCAACAGGCTGATGAGGAAATAAAGTTATTAGAAGAATCCATGTTAAATGGATATGGAATGCCTACTGATATGATGATAGGATAAAATGCCAACATCTGTTTACTTTGATACAGGTACAACTCCTGAACAGAGATTATATGAAAATATAATCATTGAACAACTACGAGCGTTTGGACAAGATGTTTATTATTTACCTCGTAAATTAGTCAATGAGGACACTCTATTCGGTGAGGATACACTCTCAAGTTTCAATGATGCATATATCATAGAGATGTATCTTGATAACATTGAAGGGTATGAAGGTCAACAGGATATGATGACTCGATTTGGACTTGATATTCAAAATGAAGCTACATGGGTTGTATCTAAAAAAAGATTTGAACAACTCATATCTTCAGACCAAAATTTGATAGTCAGTACAAGACCCAATGAAGGTGATTTAATATATTTTGCAAAAGGCAAAAAACTATTCGAGATTGGGTTTGTTGACCATGATGACCCATTCTATCAGATACAAAATTTACCTGTATTCAAGATGAGGTGTAGAACCTTTGAATACAGTAGTGAATCTTTAGATACTGGTGTATCAGAAATTGATGCAATTGAAACATCATTATCTACTGATGCACTTCAGTATCAAGTTGTTCTGGAATCTGGAACTGAATCTGGAACTAACTACTTATTGACAGAGAATAATGAATTTCTTATTACAGAAGATTATAAGATTGACACTATTGATACAAACTCTGATTCAGATTTCTTTGAAACGCAAGGTGACTCGATACTTGATTTTTCAGAATTTAACCCATTTGGTGAGGTAACATAATGCTTGGTAATACTTTTTATCACGAAACTATCCGAAAATGTGTAGTCGGATTTGGTACTCTTTTCAATGACATTCATATTGTAAGAAAAGACAGTTCAGGTAATATACAACAATCTATGAAGGTTCCTTTAGCGTATGGACCCAAACAAAAATTCTTAGTAAGACTAAGAGAAGACCCTAGTGTTAGTAAAGCAGTTGCAGTCACACTTCCAAGAATAGGATTTGAGATTGGTGCAATGACATACGATGGTCAACGAAAACTTAATAAAATTCAAAAAGTTAAGAAAGCAGGGTCATCTGGAAATAAAGTTGACACTCAGTATATGCCTGTCCCTTATAACATTGATTTTGAACTTTATGCCATGGCAAAAAATAGTGATGATGCTCTTCAAATAGTGGAACAAATACTTCCATATTTTCAACCAGAGTATACTATTACTATTAATGATATTGTATCAATGAATAGTAAACGTGATGTGCCTATTATCTTGACAGGTATATCATACGAAGATGACTATGAGGGAGATTTTGCAGAACGAAGAGCAATAATATACACTCTCACGTTCACTGCAAAAATGTATTTGTATGGTCCTGTAACTTCAGGTGCAGTCATAACTAAGGTTCAGGTTGACCAGTTTACAGATTCAGCATCAGCTGCACCTAAAAGAGAACAAAGATATACAGTCACACCAGACCCAGCATCTGCAAGTATGGATGATGATTTTGGTTTTAATGAGACACACTCATTTTTTACGGATGCTAAAACTTATAACCCAACTACAGGTCAAGACGAATAGGTAAGCTATGGCAAAACAAGATTTAAATTTAGGTAACGCTAACGCAGGGGATGGTGATACTCTGAGGGGAGGTGGTACTAAAATAAAAGCAAACTTTGATGAAATTTATGCAGAGTTTGGAGATGGTACAAATTTATCAAGTGGAAATACTGCTGGACATATTCTCGTTGCAGATGGAACTAAGTTTGCAAATGTCGCAATGTCAGGAGATATTGCCATAAACAATTCTGGGGTTACTTCCGTTGCAAGTAATCATATCACCATACCAAGTGATACATTATCTAATGTAGGTTCCACTACTAATAAACTTTATAACGTAGGAGGTGCTTTATTTTTTAATGGGGCATCTGTAGGAACTGGTAGTGTAACTGGTATGACTTCATTTAATGTTACTGCTGATGCTGGTGGTAATAAGGCAGTTACAAATAGTGAAATTGTTACTATCGCTGGGGGAACAGGAGTATCAACAGCCACATCTGGTGACCAAACAGTTACTATCAATGCAGAAGTTTCTCTAGCAGGAACTCAGACACTTACAAATAAGTCTTTGACTGCACCTACACTTACTGGTTCTTCAAGTGCAGCTGGTTCAATTGTATTCAAAGAGGATACTGATAACGGAACCAATGGAGTCACACTCATTGGTCCTGCGGCCACAGCAGATGTTACTGTAACACTTCCAGCTGCCACTGGAACAATTGCCCTTACAAGTGACATTACTGTTTCTGCAACTTCAACAAATACGTTTACAAATAAAACTTTTGATGCAGATGCAACTGGAAATAATCTAACAAATGTTGAAGATGCAAATATTAAGTCAGGTGCAAACATTGCTCAGGCAAAACTTAATCTTGCAATTACAACAGCACAGGTAGCATCTGCAACATTAGTAACTGCATCAGATGCTATTGGGTCAAACAACAATGACACAACAATTCCAACATCAGCTGCGGTAAAGGCGTATGCAGACTCAGTTGGAGGTAGTTCACTTACCATACAAGAAGAGGGTTCTTCATTAACAACAGCTGCAACCACAATTAACTTTGTAGGTGCTGGAGTTACTGCTACTGGTTCAGGTGCAACTAAGACAGTAACAGTGGGTGCTGGTGTATCTACTTTAGCTGGATTGTCTGATACTGCAATTTCAAGTGCAAACGCAGGACAGATACTATTACATGATGGATCTGATAGTTTTGATAATAAAGATGTTAAAGTAAATAATGTAACTTTAGATCAAACAGCTGCCCTTGCAATACCTATGGGAGCGGCGGTTTATACAATATCTGCAAGTGGAAGTAGTGCTTATCTTTTTAATGATTATGAATCTGATGGAAGTAATGGTTCTAATGAACATTTATATCTTCTTGCAGATTTGACTTACATATTTGATTTAAGGGCTCTTGCCGGAAGTCATCCATTTCAGATACAAGCATCAAGTTCTGCATTAACAACATCTAATGGTGTAGATGGACTAATCCACATTGCAAATAATGGAACAGTATCAACTGGAACAAGTGCAAATGCAAAAACAGAGGGATTCTTGATTTGGAAAGTGCCTCATTTTGCAACTGCAAGTACAGGAACTTATAGATATATTTGCACATCTCATAGTTCTATGGTAGGAAGTATTACCATAAAAACCTTGGAACAATTATCATAACATGGAAAAGATTGACGAACTTCTAGGTATTACAGAAAAGGCAGTTACCACCACAACTGTTCCTGCGATACCTAGAGTTCAAACTACTGACGAAGATGACGATGACTTTAAGTACAGTCGGGAGAATCTTTACCACATAATAGAAAGAGGTCAGGATGCACTTGACGGAATCCTTCAAGTTGCAAAAGAGACTGACCATCCTAGAGCCTATGAGGTTGCAGGACAGTTATTGAAGACCAATGCAGAGAATACTGAAAAGTTGGTCAATTTGCAGACAACCAAGAAAAAAGTAAAAGAATCGTCTGGACCTAAGAACGTAACAAATGCATTGTTTGTTGGATCAACTGCCGAATTGCAGAAACTTATAAAGGGAAAATGAAAACATTCAAAGAATTTACAGAAGAACCTTGTTGTGATGATTGTTACGATCATGAACTTCAAGAAGCTGAGTATCAAGGTAAAAAGGTTACTCTAAATAATCCTACAAGGTCTAGTGATGGTAAGAAAAAGTTCTATGTTTATGTCAAGAACGAAAAGGGTAACATTATCAAGTTAGGATTCGGAGATCCAAACATGGAGATAAAACGAGATGATCCTGCGAGGAGAAAGTCATTTCGTGCAAGACATAATTGTGCAGATCCAGGCCCCAAATACAAGGCAAGGTATTGGAGTTGTTATCAATGGAGAGCTGGAGCAAAGGTAGATAACTGATGAAAACATTTAAAGAATTTAGAGAAGCTTGTTGGGATGGTTATAAACAAGTTGGATTGAAAAAGAAGGGAGACAAGATGGTTCCTAATTGTGTTCCAGTAAATGAAAAAAATGTTCCAACAAATCCTACGCTATGGTCAAAAGCGAAGTCACTTGCAAAATCCAAGTTTGATGTCTATCCTTCAGCATATGCAAATGGATGGGCTGCAAAGTGGTACAAAGGTAAAGGTGGAGGATGGAAAACCGAATAACATATAAAGAGTTTAGGGAAGACTTACGAAAATGGTTTAGTAAAGATGACCCTAAAGGTGGATGGAAACGTATAGGAACAGATGGGTCAGTTCAAGGGCCTTGTGCAAGAGCAGACAAAGATGGTGATGGGGATGGTGACGGACCAAAACCAAAATGTATGTCCAACAAAAAGATTCGACAACTCACAAAAAAACAGAGAGCAAATGCAGTGAGACAAAAACGAAAACACGATGGAGATGCAGATCGTAAAGGTAAACCAATCAATGTATCTAACTTTGGAAAAGGAAAATTGTGATATCCTTCAAGGAATATACGAGAGACTATAAGAAGGAATACAAAAAGTTCCAATCATCTCCTGAAAGAATCAAGTATCGAGCTGACCTAGTAAAGTACAATCGTGATAAGGGTACTTATGGTAATGGAGATGGAAAAGATGCATCCCACAAGAACGGAAAAATAGTAGGATTTGAGAAAGAGTCTAAGAACAGAGGACGAAAAGAAAAATCAAGACTCAAAGGTTCTATTAGAGAAGATGTAACTAAATCGGATTTAGACCAGATAGAAAAATATGCAGACAAATTGTTTGCAGCTGTGGGTATTGATGTAGAGTTTACCAGACACTTTTTAGATAGGGTAAACGATGAAAGAAACAAGAAACCAATTAACACGGCAGAACTTATTAGGTTATTTAGACTTACTTACAAAAAATACGGAAAGAAAATTCCGAAGATGGGGGCGGATGCTCAAGCAGTTATTCATGACATGGAAACAGATATCAATATGCCTTTTGTCCTTAATATTGATAGGTCAGGTATGCTTGATATGGTGGCTAAAACAGTCATGAGAAAGAAAGATTTTAAAACTACAAACCCAAAATTGAATGTCTGATAATGTATATCTTGGGAATCCCAATCTCAAGAGAGCGAATGTCCAAATCGAGTTTACTCCAAAGCAGATTAAAGAGTACGCTCGATGTATGGAAGACCCTGCATACTTCATCGAAAGCTACATTAAGATAGTAAGTATTGATGAAGGACTTGTACCATTTGACCTCTACCCTTTTCAAAGAGACATGGTACAAACCTTTCATACCAATCGTTTCTCTATCTGTAAACTTCCAAGACAGTCTGGTAAATCCACAACGATTATATCCTACCTACTTCATTATTGTCTTTTTAATTCCTCAGTCAATGTGGCAATTCTTGCGAACAAGGCTGCAGTTGCAAGGGATCTCTTAGGAAGGCTACAACTCGCATACGAGCACCTACCAAAGTGGTTGCAACAAGGGGTGATGACTTGGAACAAGGGATCTCTTGAACTGGAAAATGGATCTAAGATTCTTGCAAGT